TCCGCCATCTCGGCGAGCGAGGAGCGCATGTAAGAGCGCTCCGGCATCGCGATCGCCGGCAGGTTTACGCGCGCGGCGAAGACTTGCTTGCCGCCGACGATGAAGGCAAGCGCCTCGCGCCGATGCCTGAACTTTCCTAATCGCTATACCGGTTCCCAGGAGACTACATCGCTACGTTCGCCAGTCTTCAGAAAATGGAGCGCGATTTGCCTCAATTCGTCAAAGCTCAGGATATTTCGCGCCGGGACTGGCGTAGCCGTGTTGCCAGTAAGAAACTCAACGTCCCCACTGGTCATATGCGGTCGAGGAGGAACAGCCACGAGATACGGCGGTTCACCGTCGCTTCGGCTATATTGGACGCAGCCAACGTCGCCGCCAATCCCAACCATGATTTCATATCCGTTGGCGCCGGACAAACGGATGAACAAAGGCGGATTGTTTCGCCGCCTGCTGAGTAATTCTGAGAGTTTTCCACAATCGGCGATGACGGCCCCGTTCATCGGATCGGTGTCGTCTTGTTCGTTGTCATACCGAACCTTCATGGGTCGATACCTTCAAAACTCATAATCGTTTTATCCGGAAGCACCACGTTTAGTGTAGCCCCCGGCGGCAGCATTCTTGGCAGCCAACGTGTGCAGCTTCCACATATTTTCGGATTGTTGATGTACAGAGTACCTTCCGATATCCCTTCTTGTCGCATCAATGCCGCAGCATGTCCTTCGACATGCGACTTGGTAATCAGGTCAAAGCCAGAACTTCCGTCCGGCATATCTGCTGCCGGTCCATCGTATCCGCTCTGCAATTCCACAGGCGGTGAATTTGGAGCCTGGAAGATACCGGAGGTTTTGCCGCCGGTGAATGGCGCAAGCTGTGGAGGCAACCCGCCCGGGAATGGAAGCTCGGCTTGAGAGCCGGCTTGGCGAGGGCTTTCCTCGCCTCCATCGCCCTCACCGCCACCCTCAGAATCCGCTGATATTTTCCAAGGATTATTGCGGTCGGGTGCCATCGCGACTTGGACGTCCCGATCTTTGGAGTTCGACACCGGAGCGAACCAAGCGCGGTTGGGAGGCGTGCCGGTGCGTGGATGCTTGGCTGAATCCCAATCTTTGAGTAACCCGCTGCGGTGTAGCTCCACAGCTCGTCGCATTGTTGCGTCGGAGGGTTCCATGCCATTCGCGAGCGGTGGCGGGTTAGGAAATTGCATCTGCACGGCGGCGATCGCCGCCATCGCGAAATCGCCGCGATTGAGTGCGTGCACGATTAGGGCGAAGGCACCCGCCTTCGACGTGATGTCGATCGGAAGCCAGTAGCGAGTCGTCAGTTCTTTATTCAGTTCCGCAACCGGCCGAACGCTCCAAAACGGACTCTCGGCGCCGGGACGCTGCAGGAGCGGAATATCACCAACAAAAACCCCATCCGCATCGCACGACACGCCACAGGCTCCCCGCTTCGCTGCGAGGGAAAAGGCGCGCAATCCCGGCATCGCAAGCATTGCGATCAGGCTCCATTAATAGGGTCGATTATTTGAAGTGTGGGACGAACTCGGAATGGACTGCGCAGCCCGTTATTGCAGGGCGTCCACCACCGCCTCTCTCAGCCCGTCGCCGATCTCATCCGCCATCTCGGCGAGCGAGGAGCGCATGTAAGAGCGCTCCGGCATCGCGATCGCCGGCAGGTTTACGCGCGCGGCGAAGACTTGCTTGCCGCCGACCATGAAGGCAAGCGCCTTGGCTTTGTCGGGCACGATCTCGTGCGGCGGGATGACGCCGCCGAATTCGTGGATCGCGGCATATTTGATGTCGGTGGTGGCGATGCTCACGGAGATGTTTGCCGACGAGTCATCGACCGTGGTGACGATCGAACGCGCCAGCGCGCCGCTTTTTTGGTTCAGCACCGCGCCGGAAAGCTTTTGCTGGATTTTCGCTTGCAACTCGGCGGCGAGCGCATTGGCCTTGCTCGACAGCGCGTCGCGCAGGCGCTCGGGCATTGCCGCAAGCGTCGCGCTGTAGCCGTCGTGCAGAGAGAGCTGGAGCATCAGGACCCCACCACGCTGCGATAGGGATCGAGCGAAGCGCGGATGAAATCCGGAATGTCCTTGAGGCTATACGAAGAAGTCATCTGGCCGGACACGGTCTGCGCGCTCTGCCCGACCCGGGTCCGGTAGCGATAGCGCTCGGCCACCCATTCGATGCAGGCGTTATTGATCGCGGCCGGGATGAAGCCGTAGGAGACGAGCACGCTGGCGCCGGCATCCGCCGCCGCGAACGTATAGACGCCGCTCGATACATTATATTCGCCCGTAGCGGGCGCGCCGGTCACCGCGGTCAGCGCGGCGCCACTGGCATAAGTGACGCCGGAATCGCTGGCCCACGGTCCGAATGGCGCGGCGGCCGTTACATTATATGGGCCCGGTGCGGTGGGAACCGTTGCGCTCTCCCCGGTCACGGCATAGCCGGCACTGTAGCCGACCACCACGTTCTGCCGGCCCGGACGATAGACCGCGCCGAACAGGTCGAGCGCCTGCGGCCGCCCCGGCGGCAAACCGTCCCAGAGTTCGAGCAGATAGCCGTGCATGTGCGCCGCACCGGCAGCCGGTGCGGATGCCGCCGTCACGGCGCAGTTGTCGATCACGAGCGAGCTGATGGCGAGCGCCGGATAGCGGCGCAGATAAAGGCGCGCCTTGCCGTCGCCATCGAGCCGTTCGACGAAGGCGCGCGGGGTGAGCGCAGGGCGGCCGAGATAGGCCGCGATCGCGCCCGAGACATCGGTGATGAGCCGCGCCAACAGCGCATCGTCGGACGAGCCGATGCCGCTCGAGCCCGACAGCCAGGTTTTCACATCGGCAAGCGCGGCAAGATCGGATGCGGCCATTTTGCAATTCTCCGCTTAGGACTTTTTGGCCGCCGGCCGCGCCCGCCGCGGCGCGGACGCGCTCGCGGCACGCGGCTTCGCCGGCGCCTCGACCTCGGCAAAGCCGAAGCACTCGATCAACAGCGCGCCGATCTCGGCCTCGACCTCGTAGAGCCCGTCGCGCGCGACGATGGCGACGCCGGCAACGCACGGCGCGCCGACGCCTTCCGGCGCTTTGAGTTTCATGGGGGGCCTCGTGCTGTATAAGGGAGCGAGATAACTGCGCGCTCTGGAAGTCAGAATGGACGGCGGGAAAAAGTGCTGCAGCACTTCGTCGGCATAGACGCCTGCCTCGTAGCGGCGGGCGTAGCTGTCCTTCTACTTCGGCACAAAAACGCCGCGATCAAGATTCCAGAGGCACATGCCGGCGTCGCCCGCCTGCGGCTGCCGCTGCCATTCTTGAATACGCTCAAGCATTTGCCGAGCGGCTTGGGGCGCCACAGCTAACGTCGCTTTCGCTGCGTTTAGTCGGACCTGCATGTTGGGATGATCAAACAGGAGGAGGAGCGCGCGCCTTCGATCGCCCGCACGGTTTCTGAGTTCTGTCGTTATCGCAGCTTTCTTGTCGTAAAGACGATTGAATTTGGCAATTTCACCCCAAAGCAGAGCCTTATCTTGTTCAACACCAATAGCGGCAAACCGGCTGACTAGATCAGGCACTGTTAAATCACGGAGATTGGAGCGCTTCACGGCTGTAAAACTCCGAACAGAGTCAGCGCGTACTTTCCGACTCGCACGCGTTCGTCCCAACTTTTGCCCGTAGATAATCCCTCGGCGAGAGATCGCCGAAATCGTCATTATTCGTTGAGTACCACGCGCTAATCAGCCAATGGGTCAGGGTCGGAATACAAACCAAATTATCCGGCGAATTAATCAGGCTGTCCAGATACCCATCTTTCCCGGCCGGTGTTTGCTCGACGATGTGATGGATATTGTATCCGTCCAGTGGGCTCAAGTCCCGCTGGAGCTCCTCCAGCGTCTTTGGTAGATCCAAATAGGCATCAATCCAAGGGCGAAACTCATACAGCCACTCGGCTGCCTCCATGGCTAAGATAAAGTCGCCAGCCGACTCACCGACTAAGGCCGCTGCGGCGAGCCAATATGCGGCGGCCTTTAGGAAAGTGTTGACCGCCTTGGCCGTTGCTGGTTCTTCCGGCGGAACGTCGGGCGGCTGCCCGAGCGGCGAACCCCCATTGTGTCCGATACCCGGCGGATCGTTCGCGGCGTATTGAGCACCCGGCTCCCACGTATTGTCGGGTGTTGCGTCGGACAGAACGCGTGGATCGTTCGAAGCTCCGTTACCACCTTCCGTCGTCCATTGCCCGCCATCGGGACTGCCGGCCGGCACGCGTGGCTCATCGGGATTGAAACCGGCCTTGCGCAATTCCGAGCGCAGGACGGATGCAACTTCGCGGCACGCTTCGCGCAGCGTTTCCGCGATATCTTCGCAATCGCTGCGAAAAGCCGCGAGCTCGGCGCGCCTCTGAAACCGTGCTTCTTCGTCTTGCGCGACGAGCTCGCGGATGGCTTTTGCGATCTCCAGCCGTGTGTGCCACGTCTGTGGCGGGGCTGTGAGAATACGCGATCGTAGTGGCGTCAGTCATTGCGATCCATAATCCCCTCATCACAGGACACGATCCGGCAAGTCATGCGGCGAGCGCGCCACATGGATAGCCGGGCCGAGCCCATGCATGATGAGTGAGGAGTTCAGGGTCAGATCGATCGCTGTAGGATCGGCGTTACCCCGCCGCGATATTCGAGATCACCGCCAGCGCCGGCGGAAAGTAGTGTTGCAAGCGCGCGACGACGCTAGTTTCGCACCAACGGCCTTCCGTCGAGACGCCAGACAGCCGCAAGCGCATCTGCCGCCTGAGGATAGCGACGTGAGTCGGCAATTTTCTGAAACACTTCGCGAGCAGCTTCGGGTGCGACTTCCATCGTGCTAAGGGCCGCCTTCAGCCGTACCTGAATGTTCGGGTGAGCATAAAGCGGCAGAAGTGCAGAGCGCTGATCCCCAGGTCGGCTTTTCAGTTCGTTTCTCACGGTGTCCATTTGACCGTAGAGCTTGTTGAACTTCGCTATCTCGTAATTAAACAGGGCCTTATCTTGATCGAGCGCAATGGCGACGAACTGTTCCACCAGTTCATTCACCGTCATCGTCTTGACGTTGAACCGCGTCATGACTGAAGAACTCCAAACAAAATCAGTGCATCTTTACCGACACGCATACGCTCATCCCAACTCTTGCCCCTCAGATAGTCTCTTGGCGAAAGGCCACCGAATTCATCATTTGGTGTTCCATACCAACCGTTGATCTCCCAATGTATCAGCGTCGGAATGCGCACGAGGTTTTCCGGTGCATCGATCAGGCTCCATGGAAAGCCATCTTGCGCAGCCGAAGTCTGCTCGACGATGTGATGGATATTGTATCCGTCCAGCGGGCTCAAGTCCCGCTGGAGCTCCTCCAGCGTCTTTGGTGGATCCAAATAGGCATCAATCCAAGGGCGAAACTCATACAGCCACTCGGCTGCCTCCATGGCTAAGATAAAGTCGCCAGCCGGCTCACCGACTAAGGCCGCTGCGGCGAGCCAATATGCGGCGCTCAACCCGGCAATCCATGGAGCGGCGAAGCAGCATGGATGCGCGGGTCAAGCCCGCGCATGACGGATTGTGGGTGCGCGGAGAACAGAACGGACGACGGCAGGACTACCCCGCCGCGATGTTGGAAATCACCGCCATGGACGGCGGGAAATAGTGCTGCAGCACCTCGTCGGCATAGACGCCGGTCTCGTAACGCCGCGCGCGCGGCGGCCATTCGATCTGATAGTAGTCCTGCCGCGTGCGGATCTGCATGACGTTGCCGACGTTGGACAGCGGATAGGGCAAGGTGCGCGCGGTCATCAGGATCGTTCCGGCGGGCATGTTGGGGTGCACGCGGATGTCGAGTGTCTTCGGCCCGGCCATGGAGAACTTGTTCAGATAAGTACGCACCATGACGCCGCCGCCGAGCGCGCTTTGATCGGCGTCGAACACGAAGCGCTGCGCCGCATTCGTGCCGCCGGCAAGGATTTTCGCCGACATATTATTGGCGACCTGCGACGACACCCACATCGTATCGGGCGACAGCCGATAATTGTCCCAGCGGTTTTTCAGCGCCGTGTCGATCTCGACGATGCCGCCGGCGCCATCGCCTGTGAGCGTGGAGCCGGCGCCGGCGGTGCCGGTGGCGAGATAAGCGGTGTAGGAATTCGAGCCGGACTTGAAGGCCTGATAAAGCAGGCCGTCGAAAACCAGCGCATTGGTCGAGTTGTCGCTCGTGCCCAACGACGCGGCGGTCTGCGTGCCGGTCGCATTGGCCGCAATCACCAGCGAATTGATGGTGGTGATGGCGCCGAGCACTTCCGAGCCGGCGGCGCCCCAGAACCAGGCGTAGCCGACCGCGCCAGTCACCGGCGCAACCGTCGCGGCGATCGAACCTGTCGTGCCGGACGAGATCGAGGCGGTGGCGTTTGCGGATTTTCCCCCGGCGCCGCCGCCGAACGTATCTGACGAGCCGTCGGCATTGCTGCGCACGATCGCGCCCTGGATGCCGGCGGTGACGCTGCCGTTGACGACGGCGTCGAGCGCAAGCGCCACGCAGATCACGCTATAAGGTGACGCCGCCGCGGTAAGCGTGCCACCGGAGCTCGACGGCGCCAGCGAAGGAGTGGGCGTCGTGCCGAGCGGCACCGAGGTGTTGCCGCCGAGAATGAGCAGCTCCTCGCCGAGCATGCAGGCTTCGAGCCCGATCTTGGCGCCGATCGCCTTGACGTCGTCAAAGCCCATGCCGGCATATTGCGCTTCGAAATCGACCGAGGTTTCGATGCCGATGCCCTTGTAGGCGGCGCTGTAATCCTGCGTCGTCACCGCCTGCACGCCGCCGCGATTGCCGCCGGAGACGCCGATGCGCAAGCCCGTGGTGTTGACGCCGGTGACCGCGCGCCAATTTGCCTGAATGCCGCCCTTGCCGGAGACGCGCGGGATTTCGTTGCGCAGCGGCGTGAGCAGCGGATAGACGAATTTCGCGCCGGTCTCGAGATCGTAATAGGTCAGGCCCGAGGTGGGCGACGTCGATTCCGAAAACGTGCTCTTGCCCAGCGGATCGCCGGGCAGCGGATTGGCGTGCGCTTTCTCGATCTCGCGCAGGAAGCTGCCGGCATTGGTCAGCGCAGCGTTATAATCCTGCACGGTGCTCGGCAAAGTCGACTTGGCAAGCGAATTGGCAAGCATGTGCTGCAAATTGGGCTGATACATTGTGTTGGTCCCGTCTGTGGTTGGTTGGATTGTTGAGGAAAATTCTCAGCCGTCATTCCGGGGACCGAGCGCAGCGAGGAGCCCGCTACGCGACGATCCGGAATGACGAAAAGTGGAAGTCGAACTATTCCAGCCGGCCGCGCAATCCGGGAATGGCCCGCAGTGGCCGCGACTGGGCCTTGCGGATGGCGGCTTCGGCCAGCGCTTCGAGCGCGCCGGGCTGATCGAGCAGCGCCTCGGGTTTGGGATAGATCGCATCTTCGCTCTTCTCGGCGACCCGCACCGAGCTCGCACCGAGCGGCAGCGGCTGATCCTCGATCGTCTTCACCCGCACGGCCATGTCGTCGATGCGCGCGGTGATGCCGCGCAGCACCTTCGCCAGCGTGCGCTCCGCGGTGCGTTCAAAGATCTTGACGAGCTTTTCCGTGCTCTCGGTTTCGTCGCTGTCGTCAGCATCGATCGCGCCCTCGCCGGCTTGCGGCGAGAATTTCGGCTTGGCGTGGACATTGGCGCCGGCGAGGCCGGCGGCCGGGCAGCAATCCGGATCGAGTCCGACCAGCACATCGTGGGCTTCTTTGATGCGATCCTTGTCGGCCTTGGAATGCCGGGCGCCGATCTTGGCGAGAGCTTTCGCCACTGAGCTCTCGTCGGTCAAATCCGCCGACTTGAATTTGCGCAGCTCGGTCGAGCCGTCGGCCTTGATCACCGCGAAGGTCGCTTCCGGCAGGCAGGGATGATCGACCAGCGACACTTCCAGAGGTTCCGCGGTGTAGCGCGTCAGCGCCGGCGCGTCCGGATCGGGCCAGCGCCTGAGATAGCGGCCGCCCTGCGAGAAGCCGGTATAAACGCCCTCCTCGACCTTCTGCCACTCGGCGTCGTCGACCACCTTACCGCAGATCTCGATGCGTTTCGCCGCGTCGTTGAACGCGATCTCGACGAGCTTGCCGGCGGCGACATTGCCGTGCATGGCGCGCAGATTGCCGAAACTCTTGCCGCCAGAGGCGCTGGCGAAGTTCTGCGACCATTTCTGATAGAGCGGTTTGGTCGAGGCATAGTCGCACACCTCGCCGGACACATCCGGCGCCTCGGCGGTGACGACGCCATACACCAGGCGCTGCGCCGCATCGATCTTGGTAATGGGTACGAAGATATTCATGTCGTTCATGAGGGACTCCTTGTTGCGGTGATCCGTAGTGGGACGATTCGATAGAAGTGGTCCGGCTTCTTCAAATAAATCGCTGTTCTTGATAGCGTCGGAACGCAGTGGTGGCGCGCTATCGGGCACCACGATGCCGCGGCAGTTGATCCCCGAATCCGGTTGTCATGATATTTGAGGCCGACGATGCTTTCGTCGACATCCCGCGCGGCAACGCAAAAAACGGGTTTCGGATTGTAGGCGCCCTTCAGTTC